CCACTAATGCCATCGTCATCCTCCGGCAGTTCATCACCCTCGGGCTCTTCACCCATCAGAGCAGCATCGAGGGCAATTCGAAGGTCGTCCATTCTCATGAGTCCGAGTAGATCCCGAATCTCGTTGATGACCGGATCATCAGGTGACAGAGGAGCACCAGCCTGGGCAAGATCGCGAAGTGCGCCAGTAATCTGTTCGATGTCGCGGAACTTCACTTCCTCGATCTTGAACTTGGGTTTGGTTTCATCCGGCCAGCCGTTCAACATCCACAGAGGATTGATAATATCTCGCTCGAAAGTCTCAGCCAACTCCCTCAGTGTTGAATCGACCATCAAGAAGAAGTTATCAACCTTAGTTTGGGCGAGAGCGTGGGACCCCCGACTGTCACTACCAAGGAGTAGATGTTCAACGCCCAAGATGATAGCAATATTACGTGTGAGACGTTCGATTGCCTTAGACACCTCGGCAAGTGATGTGGACCCGCCTTTAATGAGTTCGAGGTCCCACTGCCGAATCGAACTCGGATTACTCTTGTCATCGGTAGTCTGATAAGTGAGAGAATCGAGAACAAGGCCGGTATCTGCTTCTCGAATATGGTTCTTGACGAAGTCTTCCATGACATTCAGCGCAGCGTCCATCTGCACCTGAGTCATCTTCTTATCGCTGACCATCTGCTGCAGAAGGGCCTTAGGCGCCCTTGCAACGGGAATACCACGAAGATCAGTCTCAAACCCGGTTCCCTCGAGTTGCTCATAGCGCTGGAGTCGTTTGGCGTGAGGCACAACATGGCGGAATAACCCGAGTCCTTCGGGTGAGTCGCTCAGACTGTCGTCCACTGCGTAAACGAGACGACTGAGTGGAATGTAGAGTTCCTTCTGGGTTTCAGGAGCTAGTTGCCAAACACCGAGAAGCTCGCCCTTCTGGCGGTCCCACCGTTCGATAGTAGGTTGAGGTCTCGGTTCGATGTCGAGAAAGCCGATCTGCCCATCCTTACGCTTTTTAGCAATCCACTCCTGAAGACTGAACCCATAGAACCGATACATCGAAGCCCTACGGACAACACGGGCCCATGGAGTGTCCATGTCATGAATGACGCTCTCAACGTAGTCGGCTGCCTGTCTCGCAGCTTCCGACTTGTCAGCCGGCACAGCTGACCACCCAGCCTTGGCAACAAGGTTCAAGAAGTATCGAACAGCAGCAGCGACGATGGCGACATTGGCGAGTGTCTCAGAGAAGGTGATATACTTCTTGGAACCCTTGAGATCCGCGTTCTTTTCCTTCTCGTCGATGAACCCAGAACGGATGGCGGTCCCGCTTGCACCTACACGCTCGGTTTCACCTCGAAGAACGGACACGGCTTTCAATACTCGACTAGCCATTTACATGTACCACCTGAGGAGCAGCAGCCACAATAGGTGCTGATTTGTCCACTAGCCTAGCGAAGGCACGACTCGCGGCATCTGTCTGGTCCTTGAACTCACTGAATGGGAACTTACTCAACTCCTCCAGGAAGTCCTCATTCCAAAGTCCACGAACCAACTTGACGTTTCCCGCCTCAGCCTGCGAAGCCAGCGGAGATGCTCTTGTTTCCTTGTCACCAGACTCAGGAGAGAATCGAACAGTGTACCCAGCAAGCATACTCACAAGATATTTGATCTGTGCCTTACCTGCCTGGCCCGGGTCTTGAGGAAGGTCGATGGTAACATCAAACCCGTCTTGTGAAGCAATGTTCTTGAGTTTCTTTTCTACCTTCCCAGGCGAACCCTTGAACCTAACCACATCTTCAACATAGAAGACGCCATCTGCTCCACGACTTAGTTTAACCCCAACCGTCCAAGCTGCCCGTGTGGTCTCGGATGCAGCAAGATCCCATCCTCGAACTGAGATCTTGATAGCTGGAGGAACTTCAACAATCTCAAACCAGTCCTTTTTGAACATCCCACCACCACGTGGGGTAGGGCTTTGCTGGAACTGGGCAGCTGAGGCGTATGATCCCAGAGCTTTTTTGTCACGCTCTACTACTTCCTCAGGCATCCGCTCTGGGCAGAGTAACTCACCGTCTTTCTTACGTGGATCCTCGAAACCGATACTCGTATAACATTTCCGCTCTGGTTCGAACTCCATTGGAAGCATCAGATGTTCATAGCCGAGCTCATCGGCAATAATGTCACCAGAGACGTCTTTCTCATGGACACGCTGCATGATAACAACAATAGCCGACTTCTTGGGATCATTAACACGAGTGGTAACAGATTCACGGAACCACAGAAGTGATGCCTCACGTCTCGGGTCGGACTCACCATCTTTCACATTATGGGGATCGTCCACAATGAAGCGATCTCCACGCTCTCCTGTACCAACACCGCCGACCGAGGTTGCAAGCTTGAACCCGGCATGGTTGTTCTCGAACTTGATCTTAGCGTTCTGGTCGCCGGTGAAGTGGAATCGGTTGCCCCACAGTGACTGGTACCAACTAGACTGGATCAAGTTACGGCATCGGCGATTATCTCGGATGGTGAGATCATGAGCGTATGACGCGCACACGTATCTAAGGTCTGGATGATTCTTCGGACCCCACTCCCATGCCGGCCAGAAAACACTGGTAGTCAGTGACTTGGTGCAACCTGGCGGAACGTTGATGAGGAGTCTGATGATCTCGCCGTTGGAAACGGCTACGAGGTGGTCACAGATAGCATCAAGGTGCCATCCTGGAATAAACTGCCGAGTAGGCTCAAGAACTGACCAAGCCCGTTCAACGAACAGGCGAAGACTGCTCTCAGAGTCCACCCGGTCTAGCTCACGTAGAACCTGATCCGGGTTGAGACGCTCGAGTAAGGAGTTTACGGAGCTCATCCCGCTCCCCCGGACTTAGTGCGGTCAGGTCAATGTCGATGGGACCTCCGTCTTTACCCGTCAGCTCCTGATGGATCACATCTCGCTGGTTCAGGTATTGGATACCCAGCCACTTAGCCATCGTGGCATTGACACTCGCGAGTCTCATCTGCTTTCGCCGTAGGCTAACGAGTCCCATCTGCTGGCCGCGTTCCCAGGCGTCCCGGACGGCTTCGTCATCCTTCAGCAGTCGCTTGAACGTGTGAAGGCGGACACCAAGAAATCCGGCAGCCTCCCTCTGGGTGCATTGTAGCTCCCCTAGACGTCGGACGTCCCGGACCTTGATTCGCTTTGCAGTTGCCATGACGTGAACAACATACGCCTGGCACGTGGGCACTGTCAATGCAAAAAATAACGGTGTGGGACCATAGGTTAATGCAATCTGCAACGGCTAGAAAACTCGTACCATGGCTAAGTCCATAGTTTTCAATGACTTACTATTTGGCATACGGCTTGCAATAGTTCTTGACAACGGGACGAAAAAATGCTACAATATTTGTAGGAGGTGAACACATGGCACGAAGACGGAAGAGCAAACCGTGGGCTCCTCGTAAGTCAAGAGACACAGCTTCTCCCGAGGATAAGAAGCGGTTTGCAATGCGAGCCCGTGCGAACAGCGGACAGCTGAACGCGGAGAGGTGGGGATTCAGTGCATCCAAGCTCGGCAAGGCTGAGTCCTACGTGTACTATGCGCCCTTCGCCGCGAAGATGCTGCTTGACATGTTCCTCGACGGCGACGAGCCGGAATGGGTCGGTGAGAACGAGTTGGTCACTAGCCGTGATGTAAGAATCCACGGTCAGAAGCTCAGGGAGATCTACGAGTACAAGATCAAGGCGAAAGAGGAGAAGTACTTCTCAATCGATGAGGACACAGTCGCCCGTGTGGCCAATGTCAGCAGCGACAAGGCAGCCCGCCCTTTCACCACAGGTGAGACGACAACCCGACAGCGAAACAGCCGTAAGGGCATGGTCCTTATCAAGACCGTGTGTGAAGAACTCGACATGCTACCGCGCACTGCTCGTAGCATCCTCCGCAAGGCCCGCTACAAGAAGCCCAAGAAAGGATGGGCATGGGACCACAACGATCCGGAGCTCCAGAAGGTGAAGGCCCTGCTGCAAGGCAAGAGTGCCAACACCATCACTGTGGACTTCAGCAAGGCGGAGGATCCCGATGACCGATGAGCGAACCCGCCTCAAGAACCTCCTATCGCTCGCTGAGCGTGGAGAGCCTGGTGAGGCACAAGCGGCACGTCAGATCCTCAACAAGCTGCTCGGTAAGCTCGGGCTGACTGAGGCTGACTTGCAGGACGAAAAGCTCGCCTACTGTGAGTACCGGTTCAAGACGAAGCAGGAACGAACCATCCTCATCCAAGTGGCATGTATGGTCACAGGTGAGACGATAGTCTACACACAGAAGCGACGTGGCCGCAAAGCTCTGAGCATCAAGCTGACACCGAGGCAGGCTACTGACGTGGCGCTGATGTTCGCCGCCTACCTCGACGACTGGCGACAACTCGTTGAGGATGCACTAGACGCTTTCGTGGCACGGAACAACATCTACCCGAACGTCGAGCCGACTGAGAGGGACGAGCCGCCGACGGCTGAGGAGCTCGAGCGATGGGCGCGGATCGCCAACCTCGCTAGTGGTATGCGAGTGACGCCTGTCCGAAAGATGCTGAGGTAACATCATGGCTACATTGTGTATCAACTACGCTGTATGGCGCCGCAAGTCTGGTAATCGACGCAAGCAGGAATCCAAGTACGGCGGCCTGATGATCTATGGTACATGGGAAAGCGACAAGACGCAGACGCGCATCCGTCAGACCATCATGAACCGGCATCCGAACTGGCACATCTTGGGGTACTGTCGCGTTTCCCGTGCAAGCCTCAACAAGGACGTTGCAGACTGCACAGACCCCAAAACCCGTGCCAAGCTCGAGAAAAACCCTAACCCCGTATAAACCATGGACTTACGATGGTTTGTCGGGTTTGGCCGCAGGCTTGCTATATTGCTGACCGACAACACGAACAGGCACAACGCCAACACGATACGCAAACGGGAGGAAACAACATGAACGCGAAGCCGACCACGCACCGACGCACCACCGTCGCCGAACTCGCTCGGATCCTGAACATCAACCCGAAGATCGCTCGTCGGCGCCTCCGCAACCTGTACCGCCTGGACGCGCTGCCCTGCGCCATGCCCGAGGACCATGCCGATGGTCGCCTCGTGTGGGAGAGCCTGAACCGCTCGCTGCACCTGACCGCCGATGCCATCAGCCCCGCCGCCTAACGGCACGGGATGACCGAACGGGCTCGGGAATACGCTCGAGCCCACAGACGACAACGCAACTGGAGGAAACGACATGAGCAAGAAGACGAAGCAGCCGACCGTCGCCGACCTGACCGCGCAGTACAACGAGCTCACCGGCAAGAGCGTCAAGCCTGGGTCCTACAGCCGTGCGAAGCTGCTCGAGCTCATCGAGGCCGCGCAGCCGGTCGAGAAGAAGGCGAAGCAGCCGAAGTTCGGCGAGGACACCGTCTCGCTCGCCGACATCGCTCGGGAGCACGGGCTCAACGTCAAGGTGGTTCGGGCGCGGTTCCGGCGCTTGCGCGCCAAGGGCGCCGAGCTGCCCGACGTGCTGGACGAGGCGCGGTGGGTGTTCAAGCTCGAGGACAAGGACACGGTGGCGGCTCTCGTGACGAAGCAGGCCGAGCCGCAGGTCGAGACGAACACCGAGGCCGAGCAGGTCGAGGCGTCGTGACGACCAACCGTAAGCCGGGCCCGTGTGATGATGCACGGGCCCGACTCGTAGCTGAACTAGATGTAGAAAGCGATGGTGTCACCCGCTTCTTCTGCGAGATGGACATCATCACACACGAACTCGATGCCGCACACGTTGTAACGCCAGTCGCCATCGGATTCTTGAATCGTGAACTCCAGCTCACCGGTTCGCACGATGGACTCGCCGTCGATACACGCGCACACAGTGACATCCGTACCAATCGACTCGGTCAGAGCCAAGTGGATGTCATCGATTTTCTCGTTCATTTTCACCTCCTCCCGTTGTCCAAGTTTTGGGACATGGCATCGGAAACGTTGCAACAACTGAGCCAAACCCGCTTAACGGGATATTGGGAATTATACGCTATTTCGAGAATCGTCTCAATTATGGGACGATTTGCACCATGCAATGCCAAATCTGTGGTAAAACCGTGTAACTCTAAGCCGGCTATAAACTTACGTGGTTTTGCGATTTGCATGGCGGTTTTGCACATTGCACGGGCTTCGAGGAACAACGAGGAACAATGGATCCACAATCGGGAATCCTGAGGAACTGGAATGGTCCGTGCTTGTATGGGATCAAAAGGAGGAACGACATGAACACCACGACGACCAACACCCGCGAAAACGACCTCGACACGATGACCCGCCTGCTGGCTCGCCTCGAGATCGCTGCCGCCACGACCGATGACGACTTCCGCTCGATGATGACCGATGTCTCGACCGCCGCGCCCTACCGCCCGACGACCGATGACGCTGCTCCGAACTGGCGCATGACGCTGAACGGCTAAACGACACGAACTGGAGATGACACGATGAAAACCACGCGCAACATGACCGACACACTGACCGCCGCCCGATGGCTCGACGCCCACGGCTACAACTGCACCCGCGTCACCTTCACGCTGTGGCACGTCACCTACCCCGATGGCAAAACGCGCCCGATGTTCGGGTGTGAACTCATCAAGCTAGCTCAGGAGGCCAAGTGATGAAGATCCGTAGCTTCGACTTCGAACCCATACCAGGCCGCAGCGTCTGCTACATCGAGGGCGATGTCCTGCGCACCGATGACACCTTCGCCTACTTCCGCCCGACGCTGCGCGTCTGGGGCGGGACCGTGGCTGACCACCTCGACGATCTGCCGGAAGAGATGAGAACGCCTCTGCCTGGCCACCTGTCCTCGGAATGGGACGGCCGCGTGACGATGTGGGAGGACTGAGATTGCACGATTCGCGCCCGTGCAGGATGCAAATTGCACGGGCGCAACCTAGGATGACCGTTGAAAACATTGGACTTACGACTGGCACGGAGCTTGCTTCTTCAGGATCAAAAGGAGGTAAACGACATGACGCGCAACCCGAAACTGATCCTCGCCCTCATCATCGCCGCCGCCGGCATCGCTGGCATTCTGACCGCCGCTCGTCTGCTCGTTCACCTGAACGCGCTGGTCTCGTAAGGAGGACGACTGATGAAGCTGTTCCACGTGAAGCAAGGAACCGCCGTCAAGATTCACGACAACACCGACGGCACGGTTGCCACCTATCGCACTGAGGACCGCGTTCTCAAGTGTGACATGATCTTCGAGCTGGAAGACGTTCGGATCGATCCAGTCGGCCGCGTTGGCTGCCATCGTGGCTTCGTCAAGACCATCGGCGGCGCTTGGGCTGATGCCGGGTACTATGGCTTCGGATACAAGGACGATGAAGCCGGCCGTGTCGGTTGGACGATCCTGGTTCCGGCCAACGCTGTGGAGGTGCTGTGATGACGATCTACAAGCACTATCCGACCAACGGCAAGCCGATCTGCTACAACACGCTGAGGGCCCTGAGGAACTCGCTCGATCTGAACGACGAAGAGACGACGAGGTGCTTCTACCCGGGCACCCACAAACTGAGTGATGGCTCAACGGTCATCACCTACAAGGACTAGCTGGAGGTAGTACGATGGAACGGAGACCGAGACACCACATCCGCGAGGACCTGCGAGCATGGCTTGACATGCTAGCAACCTACGAACGGATGAAGGACCGCGACGGCATCGCACTCGCCCGCCGGGAGATCGAAGCCATGGAGGATGAGCTCAACTACTCGAGATACGGCACGACCGCTGTCTGCTGACGGAGGCCACAAGATGAGACGATTGATCGAGCGAGCTCGGCAGGCTCTGGAACGCTTCTTGCGAGCTGTTGCAGAATCCGACCGAGAGCGTGCAAGACGCAACAGGGACGAGGAACTACTAGCTATCCTGAGGAACGCTAGGAGACGATAGGACATGGAACGCTGATTGCTTCTTGTCGTGTGAACCTGAACGAAGGAGGCCTGACATGACGATCCGCGAACTGATGAACGAACTCGACAACGCTACCGCTGAAGCTCCCGACGCAGACGCCTTCCTCGACATGGAAGTCCACCTCGTCGATTGCTCGGGCAACACGTACCCGCTCGCTGACGCGCTGACGCTTCGCAACGATCCGCGCGCCTTCCTCGTCGCTCATCGCTTCGTTGGTGGAATCGAACCGACGCCTGAGCTCATCGCCGAGCTCGACACCTGGAACTGGAAGTAAACCACAGGAGGAAAGATCATGTCGCACGAAGTAGAATCCATGGCCTACACGAACGAAGTCCCCTGGCACGGCCTCGGCGAGTACATCGCCGACGCGCCCGACGTGGACGAGATGCTCATCCGCGCCGGCATCGACTGGGAGGTTGAGCTGCGCCCGATGATGGGCCCGAAGAAGTTCCGCCTGAACGCCGACGGCGAGAAGGTGTGGTCCGACTTCAGCGCCCCGGTGCCGGGCTTCTGGCAGCTCACTCGCACGACCGACGGCAAGGTCTTCGACGTGACGGGCAGCCGTTACACGCCGACGCAGAACCGCGAGGCCTTCGAGTTCTTCCGCGAGTTCGTCGAGGCGGGCGATGCCACGATGGAGACGGCCGGCTCGCTGCGCGGTGGGCAGTACGTGTGGGGCCTCGCCAACCTTGGCTCGGGCTTCCAGCTGCCGGGCAAGGACAAGGTGAACGGCTACCTCCTCGTCGGCTGCCCCCACGAGCAGGGCAAGGCGCTCATCATCCGGAACACCCATGTCCGTGTGGTGTGCAACAACACCCTGACCATGGCTCTCGCCGAGCACCTGCCCGAGTTCCGCATGGCTCACCGCCGCGAGTTCGATGCCACGATGATCCAGAAGGCCAAGGAGGTCCTGGGACTCGCTCGCGAGCAGTTCCAGCAGTTCGAGCAGAACGCCCGCGCGCTCAAGAAGCTTGAGCTGCCCGAGGACAAGGTTATCCGGATCCTCTGCGAGGTCATGGCGCCGAAGGTGACGGGTGACAAGCTCACCGCTGCCATCGACGATCCGGACGCCCGCACTCCGCGGATCAAGCAGCTGATGGACGCCTACTACAACGCTCCCGGCGCCGATCCCGGCAACGGGTGGGGCGCTCTGAACGCGGTCACCTACTACGCGGACCACATGGCCTCTCGCACTGCGGACAAGCGACTGACCAACGCCTGGTTCGGCAAGACCGCGCGGCAGAAG